CGCTGTGGCAATAACATCTTCAATGTTATCTCCAGCCATGCGGCCCTTAATTGCTGCTGCAATTGCTTGAATTGCTTTTGAAGGATCTTGTCCTTGCGCAGCCATAGATGGAATTGCTTGAGCGTAAGCTGCAACTGATTGCATCAACGCATCGCGTAATTCTTCTACTTCAACTCGCTCTTCTTCCATGGTGACGTTCATCTCCCATGGCATCTGACGACGTAAGAAGTCGCGTGAGATTAACTTATCTCCACGAGCTTGAAGTCCGAATACCAAAGCACGGTTGGGATCTAATCCAGCCATCATGCCATAAGATACATCGCACCAGTAATCACCCTGAATATCTTTTTCTGGGGTGTAAGTAATTTCGTAAGGAGCGCCAGCGTTTACACCGCGTACTTCCTTCTCAACATTACCAAATAGTTTTTCATCCATCAAGAAACAGATGCGCATAACGTGGCGGAATGTCTCAGCAAATACAGCCTGTGCTGTTTTGACTTGAGTATCAAATCCACCCATGAGTGCTTCTACGCCACGGCCTGTGACAATAGAACCTGACTGCTGACCTAAACGGCCTTGAGGATAACGTGAACCAACACGTAGTTCTTGATCTAGCGCTGCTGTCTCTTGGAAGATTCCAGCAGGAATATTAAGATCAACACGACGAATCTTCTCTGGGTTAGCAGAACGGATTGTTGCGTCTGGTCCAATTTCAAGTACGTTAACATCCGCTGGCAAAGCAAACGGAGCCTGTACAGATTTCTGTGCGGCTTCTAGCTGAAGCGTAGCAAAGCGAGCGCGGGCGACCTGAACCCACATAATGTCATCAAACTGTCCACGCTGGTTCTCATCAGAGTCAATACCAGGACGTGTGGCAATAATGACAGGTAGTTCGCCAATGAGATTCTTGGCACGTTCTAAAATAAGATTCTTACGCTCTGGGATAAAGAGGATGAGTTCATCTTTGTCCTGATAGCGAAATACCTCAAGCATACGCTCTGAGTTGCGGCCTTCGTATGGTCCCTTAAGTTGTGCTTCTAACTCAGGGAAGTCATTGATAAGTTCGCGTACAGTCTTGTTATAGCGACGTGTGTATGAAAGCAATTTACCAAAACGGTCATGTTCTGGGTATGTTCCGATTGGATTATCAAGGCGGATCATTGGGCGCTTGTTTTCGTAATCAGGCTCAACGACAAATGCAACCATACCGTAGGTAAGGTAGCGATCTGCGCCTGTGTACATCTGAGTCTGAAGGTTACAAGAGTCGCGGTATCCAGCGGCAATCATTGTGCGCTTATCGGCACGCTTGCGTGCGCGATCAGAGATCGCATCCGTTGTATCGCAGTTAAATGCTGGGAGCGGAGCAATAACTTCTGCTACGTCGCGGGCAGCAATGTCAATAAAGTTTGACACCATTGGCTTAGGGAATTCATCTGGGAACATTCCAGGAAATACCTGTTGGATGTTACCTTGACGGATTGAGAGAAGATCAGACCAGCGTGAATCACGGGTGTGGAAATGATCGCGGAGCTTGCGTACCTTAGTGCCTAACTGGTCAATATCCACGGCCATAGAAGGTTCCCCCGTTCGCTGCTAGTTTTTCCTGTAGTCTTGCGTATTCTTCCAAGTTAACGACCTTACGGTTTGCTATTTGGCTGCGTGTGGCAAATTTGTTTTGCACAAATGTTTGCCCATATGAACCCATCTGGTTGATGTAGTCCCGCATCTGCGTCTCTGCAAACCAAAGCGCCATAGGACCGTCTTGCTTGTTCTTTGTTCCTGCTGACCAAGTAATCAATTGCTCAATCAGTGACTTGATGTGTTCGTTATCGGCTCGTGGCAGTTCCAGTAAGTTGTTCTTTAAGAATTTGCCTTGGTTGTCGCACGAGCCGAAAAGTGGTGCCATAGAGGCTACGCCAAACTCAGCGTCCATTTTGTTTGCACCTGTATAGTGCTGAACAAGTCGGATGCCTCGTGAGGCTAGGAATTTGTTGATCTGCTCATCTTGAGTCAAGAACAACTGGAAAGCATTTTTCTCAATGACCCAGACGTTAACATGGTACTTGTCTGTCCAATGGAAGATTAAGTCGCGGATCTGTTGTGGCGTAGGTGCTGGCATGCGGCTTGCCTCAAGCAAGTAACGCTTGCTCGTGGTCTTATCACCTGAGATGACAACTGAGAATGTGTCACCTGACATGGCTGGGTCCATAGACGCAACAACATATTGGCTGTTGAGAACATCAGGATGCCCTGGAGCACCTGGAATGAGTGGGCCGATTGCTCTCATGCCTGAGACGGAACCACGTACACATTCTGGTGAGAAGATTGCAGTTGACTCAACATCTTGCTGTTGGTAAACCATTGCCCAAGTCTTTGGGTCAATCATTCCACGGCGTCGGTTTAGATGCTCACCTGACCAGCGTGGGTATAATCCTTTTTCATCTGGCTCGGTAGGATCAGCGTCCCAAGGGCGATCTGACTTAGGCCAAAGGGTTACCCAGTCTTTTGGCTTATCCGCAAACTCTAAGACAGCTGGCATTGCCAGGTATGTCCAAGGGCTTTTGTTATCTGGGTAGCGTTCTGGGTTACGCATCTCGCGGTAGAGATCCATAGGATCTACGCGGGTACCTACGCAAAGAATCTTGCCTGTTGGGCCAACACGGGTAAGAACTTCCTGTTGGATCCAGCGTAGCTGCTTTTCAAACTCGCCGCAGTTGGCAAGAGTAACGCAGTCATCAAGAATGATTAGATCGGCACGGGCACCGTAGATCTGCCCGCCAATACCTAATGCCTGAACGGTAGGATCTTTTTCACCTGAGTCACGCTCAAGGTAAATGGAGTCTGCTGTCCACTTCTCGGCTGTGGCCTTGAAGCCTTCAACTGGAGCATATCTACGTTGCATCTCTGCCCACTGGGGCGAGGTCAATCTTTGCTTGATGGCATATAGGAACTCTTTAGCCATACCTTGGGTCTTAGAGACTAGCTTGATACGGACATTGGGATTGGTCACAATGCGGTAGGTCACATAATCAATTGAGACTGTCATAGACTTGGCATGCTCTGGTGGCATGTTGACTAGGACGTAATTCTTGTAGCCGACCTCGTAGGTCATATTCCCATGAAGCCAGGCAGGTTCACCTTCTTCTAGCAGGGACGTGACGTTCCTCTGGTGGTCGAACGTCACGGAGTTCAAGTACTTAAGCCTGAAGTCCTCAAACGAGATATTGGCATCCTCGTCGGCAACGACACCAGCCCGCTTCTTGATTACGCGGGCAAGATCAATAGCTTGCTTAAATTGCGGATCGCTAGAGCGGTAATACTCATAAGACTTGACGGACTTGCCGACTGCTCGGCAGGCGTCCTCAACGGTCACGCCTTCTTCTATCAAAGATAGAAGGCGCTTTTTGGCGTCGGGGGCGGAAAGGCTGGCGCCTTCAACAAGGCGGTAGGAATTCTTAGAAGTTACTTTTGCCATATCGGCGCGGACCTCTACATTCCTAATGGGCTGAAAATGAGCAATTGGGTATCAATAGAAATATCCCACTGCAAAGCATCCCCTATGGGGATTGCTGTGGGTAGTTATGGGGGGGCTTACAGCCCCAGCCGTCTCGTAAATACTTAGGGGCCTGAAGGGCCCTGCATTTGCCATCAGGCATGGCTCGTGGAGCTCGCCATGAAGCGAGCGGAACGGGGGATTATTTAATCCCCTATATATACTAAGGCGTTGACTTTGACGTTTATCCCGCCCTAAGCCCTGTGATCTTAGTCACACGGTATATTACTGATGGGTAACATGCCTCTGACCTGCGGTTTTACCTTACAGGGCGCCTATATTTAGAAAAAATATTTTGGTGGATAGTACGTAACATGTCGGGCTCGCGTTAAAACCCCTCGGGTTACGCTACCGAATCGGCAGCCCTAACCGCTACCGCTAGGGCGTAGGCGATACCGCTAGGGCTGGAATCGTCCCCGCGATACCGTCTCGTTAGGGGACGATCTCGTGCCATTTCATGGCGTTAAAGGGTCATAACAACGCGTTCGGGCGTGTCGTGCGGTCGTTGATGCGTGTTAATGAGCGAACTATCGCCTAACCCATTCGCCACCCATCCGCCGCCATCCCTAACCCAATCGCGATCCCTAACCCGCTACGAGAGCGCCACTATCGGCCCTAATGATCGCCAGAATATGGCCCGCGACACGTTAAAAGAGTGACTAGTCATATGCCTCTTACCTATTGACACGTTTAACGAGCTGGCGATAATCTTCACCTATCGCCGCTAACTAGGGCCGCGACTAACGGAAAGTGACTTAATAAATGAAATCTCTACTTATGGGAATATCAATAATTACCCCCGCTTATCTCTACGCTAATCTAAGCAAGATAACCTTAACCTACGATTCAACGATCGTTATTACCCTTATTGGCCTACTATGCGCGAGCCTTGCGATCGCGCTAGCGTACGATAGTGTAAAGGTAACCGCCTAATGCCTATCAATTATGTCTGCCGCGCATGCGGCGAATCTTTCACTACCCTGCGCCGCGCATGGTGTACCGATTGCATCGTGGCCTATTGGGAATCCACTATTGGAAAGGATTTAGCCGCATGATCCGCCGCCTATTCCTCGCGCTAGTCATCGCGCTAGCGATCGCCGCCGCGATCTTCCGCTTAACCCATTCCCCCATCTATGGCGAATGTCGCATTACGCCAGATGGCAGGGTATGCACACTAATCGGATATAAGGGTTAATCTATTGACTATAGGGCCAGGATAGCGATACCCTGGCCTTATGGCCGCTAGATTAGCGGATCTTAACTAATGGAAAGAGACTAGAATAATGACTAATGCAACACTACAGAATGATAAAGTAATGATTCCCGCTCGCGATCTTGCCGATCTAATCGCTGGCGCGATGACCGTACAGGATAAGGATGCGCCTACTAGCATAACGGGCCTTGAATTATCCGCTGATAAAAATACTTTCATGGTACGCGCTACTGATCGCTACAGAATGGTAATCGGAACTACCCGCGCTATTCGCGAGATTACAGAATCAGATCCTGGCGATCTTGCGCCTATCGCGCTCTCATGGGCAGACGCTAAGCAGATCCTCGCTTTCCTTAAGTCGGAGAAGATCGCAGGAATACTTATCACCCATAGAGACGGAGAGATTACTTTCCGTGGAATGAGCGGATCGGTAACCGTGCGAAATTGGGACATGTTTAAGCTGCCAGATTTCGCGCCTATCTTAAGCAAGGCCGCTGGCGATCCCGTCCCCGCTGGCCAGATTAAAGTAAGCGCTAAATTATTAGCAGAATTAGGCAAGATTCCCCACGATATATCTAAGGGTATGGATCTCTCATTTCATGGCGAGAATCAGCCGATCAAGGTAACGCTCTCTCACGATCTTATCGCGTGGGACGTGCTAATCATGCCTATGCGCAAGCGATAAATAGTCTAATGGCGGAATATCCATCATAGGCCGCGCCTATGGTGGGTATCCTGCAACTAGGCAGGATCTAACGGAAAGCGACTAATAACATGGCTACAACACTAAGCAAGGCCGCGCAAGATAAAGCGGATCGCGATTATGCACGCGAGCAATTACTAACCCACTACGTAAGCGAGGGTACCCGCGTGTACACGATCTTACGCCACCGATCATCAAGCGGCATGAGTCGCGACATCTCTCTATTAGTGGCCGATAAAGATGGCCGCATTAGCGATATTACATTCTATGCCGCCGCGGCTATGGGTGATCGCCTAATTGAGAGTAAAGGCCATCGTGCCATCCGTGTTCGCGGCGCGGGTATGGATATGGGATTCCACCTAGTCTATAACCTTAGCAGCGTGTTATTCCATGGCGCCGATCGTGCAGGGTATATCTTGCGCCAGGAATGGATCTAGGCCATGGGTACATGCGCTAATTGCCAGATACCTATTCCCACTAACGAGCTAAGCGGATTAGGCACGTGTCCCACATGCGTTAAGGAATGGGTTAAGGGTTACCGTGCGCTACATGATCGCCGCTACGGCAAGCGGGTGAAGTCTGCCTAATTCATGCTATAGGTACGATTCAATAGGGCAGGAATGGCTCACCCATTGCGGGAGTGGATCGTGCCTATGGCATGTTTACACGCTTAACCTACGCGATGCTAAGCGTGCCAGGAATAAGCACACGCGCACGCAATGCGGCGGCGGATACTAACAGGGAACGAGTCCGCGAAGCGTTACCTAAACACGCCACGACCCGCCACCTCTTGACTATTGCCACGGCATAGGCAAAGATCACCAACAGGGAACGAGATCCCGAATTACTCACTACAAGCAACCAACCGATAGGAGAACGAAATGGCACAGAATCAAGGACGCATAGCCTACTTTGAGGCGAAGGCAGATTTACTACAGCGCAACGCCGAACACTTCGCACGCGAAGGTCGCACGGATGACGCGATCAAAGCTGGCATAGACATGGTGCGAGCCATGAGCGAAGCGACACGCCTACGCATAGGCTTAGGCAATAACAACAATGGGGGAGAAGCAGCATGAATCTAACACCAAAAGAATTATCTATTATAGAAACTGCGTTAGGCACGTTATTAGATAACTTTATGTATGAGCCAGAGGACTATGCAGATTTGGCTATTAGCGAGGAAAGTATTAAAGATTTAGAAGTCAAAATCTTTAGAGCAGGGAAGGAGATAACTAATGGCTAAATCATTAACCGACACTATCGGGGAACGAGCGACTGACGCATTACACGAAGCGATCCGTGTGGCATGGCAAGCTGGCTACGATCAAGCACTGATAGATCTACAAAATCACGAACACCACATAAGCGAAATAATTGCAGAAGATATTGGAGAGTAGTGAAACTATTAGATCTATTCTGTAAAGCGGGGGGGGCAAGCGTTGGCTATGCCCAAGCAGGTTTTGAGGTGGTAGGTGTGGATATTAAGAAGCAGAAGCGTTATCCATATGAGTTTATACAAGCAGACGCGCTAGAAGTATTAGCAGATAAGGACTTTCTCGCTACCTTTGATGTCCTCGCTGGCTCACCACCTTGCCAAACACATTCAATTACGCAACACTTACGCAACGCACAAGGCAAAGGCACGGACAAAATAGATCTTATCCCGCAAACGCGGGAAGCATTTATCGCCAGTGGCAAGCCTTACATTATAGAGAATGTACCTGGCGCACCTTTGATTAACGCAGCTACCTGTTGCGGTTCTTCATGGGGCTTAAAGGTACGCAGGCACAGACTCTTTGAGTCTAACTTCCCCCTCGTGAGTTCTGTATGCGATCACAAGACACAAGGCAGACCTGTTGGTGTCTATGGGTCAATGAAAGATGAAATACCAAAAGGCGGAAAGACCGCGACTACGATTGAGGAAGCGAGACAAGCAATGGGAATTGACTGGATGATCTGGGGAGAATTAGTTGAGGCCATTCCGCCTGTCTATACAAAGTTTATAGGCTCGCAGATTATGGCTCATATCGCATGAGAAACCTCAATCCCGATGACCAACCGTTATGTGCGGACAAAGCCTATGACCCAGAGATGTGGTTCCCTGAACCTAATTCCAAAGAGAATCCTCTGGGTCTACGCTACCAAAAAACAGCGATAGATACGGCAGTAGAAGCGTTAAGGATATGTGGCACTTGCCCATTACAGCAAGCCTGTATAGAGTACTCAATGGAATCCTTAGAGACTGTCCACTACGGTATCTACGGTGGCACACTACCTATGGAAAGGCAACGAGCTATTAACGCAGGAGATGTATCTAATACCCATTCATGGCAAGGCAAGATCAGACACAAGGCAACGGAAGCAGGCTTAACAGTCCCCAACGTAGCTAAGAGAGAAAGGCCAAAGCTATTAGTATCATTACAAGAAAGAGCATCGTGGCAACAATCAGTCTCGCAGTCATTGGAGCAGGCATCGTAGTAGCCCCACAGGGGCCTTTACAGCCGTTTAAGGGGCATCACAAACCTTCCTTACCCCCGACAACGGAGCAACTTAAAGCCTACACAAAGGCTAAATATGGCAAAGACGACATACAGTTTGAGGCACTTGATCTCCTATTGACTATGGAATCTCACTGGAACTGGCGATCTACTGGCGCTAAGACCACACACGGCAGGGCATACGGTATCCCGCAAGCTCTCCCCGCAGACAAGATGCGTGTTGCAGGTAAAGATTACTTGACTAACCCATACACCCAGATAAACTGGGCACTGATGTACCTCAAGAGCAGGTATCAAAATAACGCTATGTATGCGTTAAAGCATGAACTACGAAAGGGCTGGTGGTAAAAGTGCAACCGTTAGTACTGATGCACATATTGGCAAAGGACAAGGCAGCGATGTTACCCGCATGGCTGGCGCAGAACTTAGAGAAGATGGACTACCCCAAGGATAGGGTGATCCTGTACTTTAGAACTAACAACAACAATGACGACACGGCAAAGATCTTGCACGACTGGATAGATGACCAGCGTACTTTGCGTGATCGTGATGATGATGACTTTGAGTATTACAACTGGCGCGACATTATCATTGAGGACAGGGATGTAGACGCGCAAGTGCAGAAGTATGGTGTGCATGAGTGGACACCTGAACGCTTTAAGGTACTTGGTGAGCTACGTGAGCAGGGTATTGAGGAAGC